TCAAGGCTGGACTGCATACGATCTTGCCTTCTTCGGGAAGTACTGGGACCTCCCATCACAGACGATGGAGTATATCAACGTTGCTCTTCTTCAATATCTCCTTGACGAAAAGATGACAACGTTGAACTTCGGCGCACCCGGGAATGTCAGTAAAGCTCTTCTGAATTTCAAGTCTCACTACCCCACATTCACAAAAGTCCACTACGTCTACCCTCACATCAAGGAGGTCACGGGATGAGCAAGATTATCGTACTGACGTCTGGCGGACTCGATTCAGGCGTCTGTTTGACAACGGCCGTTCGACTGGTCGAAGCCAAGAATGTGGTTGCTCTGTCGTTCGAGTACGGTCAGAAGCATCGAAACGAGCTGATCTTCGCCGAGCAGTTGACGACGCACTTCGCTTGCAAGCATATCATCAAGCGTCTCGATCCGTCCATCTTTCAGAACAAGACCTCTGCTCTGACGGGGCCTGCTACAATGCCGCAGATGACGTACGAAGAACTGTCGAAGTCTCAGGGAGTCTCTCCAACCTACGTCCCCTTTCGAAACGGCAATCTTCTTTCAATTGCGGCATCAATTGCGTTGAACGAAGAAGCCGATGAAATCTTTGCGGGAATGCATTCCGAAGACGCTCGAGGGTGGGCCTACCCTGACTGTACTCCAGAGTTCATCGGAGCAATGGCATGTGCAATCTACGTCGGGACGTATCATAAAGTTCGACTCATTGCACCCCTGATGATTCTTCAAAAGTGGCAGATTGTCAAGTGGGGTAGTGAAATCGGGACCCCGTTCGAGAAGACCTGGTCGTGCTACGAGGGAGGAGAACTTCACTGTGGAACGTGCCCGACTTGTGTGAGTCGTAAAGAAGCTTTCACGCGTGCCGAGATCAACGATCCTACCCGATACGTGAGGTGAGACGATGGGACATGGCCTGAAGATCAAGACGAGTTTCGATTCTGCACATTGGCTCCCGAATTACGACGGTCCTTGTGCACAGATGCACGGTCATACCTGGCATGTCGAGATCGACGTTCGGGGTCCGAATAACCCTGAAACCGGGATGCTCGTCGATTTCACGAAGCTCAAGCCTGTTATCAACGCGTGCCTCCCGGATCACAAGACCATCAACGACTTCGTTACGAACCCTACAGCAGAGAACATTTCTGAATGGCTCTTCTTTCGTCTCGCCAAAGCGTTTACGCAGGCAGGCTTTCGAATTAACCTTCGATCGGTCACGCTCTGGGAGACCGAGAAGAACGCAGCCTACTTCGAGGGCTGAGATGTTTCTCGAACGATGTCAGCTTTGTGGGGATCAGTACCCTGAAACTGAAATTAACGTCCAAGTCTGTCTAGACTGTCGAGAGGATCTTCAATTTGTTAGACAAGTCAAGACGCAGAGAGATCTCGAGAAGTGGACACAGGATGTGAGACAGCATAATCGAGAGGTGGCACTACGATGACTCTTCGAGTATCTGAAGTGTTCTACTCAATTCAGGGCGAGGGATTACGAGCAGGTCAAGCAACGACTTTTGTTCGTCTCGCGGGATGCAATCTTCGGTGCGATTTCTGCTTCGTCCCTTCGACGAAAATTACGATGGGCAACGGTACTTACAGACGAATCGATGAAGTTCAAGTCGGGGACACAGTCCTCTCTTGGGATGGTGAGAAGTTCGTCTCGAAAACAGTAACAAAAGTCTACAAATCCGTGGCTTCAAGCTTGGTCAGACTCTCCTTCTCGGGAGGAGTAGTTTGGTGTACACCTGACCATCCAATTCTAGTGTCAGGGAAGGGATTTGTATCAGCGAACCAGTTGATCCCTGGGGACAGTTTGGTCAATTGGGGGGCATCGGGCCGAATGAAGCTATTCAACCCGTCACGATCAGATCGTCGAAGTCGATGGTCGTCATCGTCCAAGGGTCGAAAAGCAGCGTCAGTTCGAATGCAACAGACTTGGCGTGAAAATCCACGAATGCGACAGATCGTCGAAGCCCGCGCGAATACCAGAAACCCTATGAAGCAACCGGGAATTGCTGCTAAGGGATTCAAGACACGCGTAGAACGTAACAAGTTCAAGATAACCGGACTCGAACGAGAAGTTCTCACGATCTGTGAGGGACTCCCAATTGAGTACGTCGGTGACGGGAAGTTGATCCTTGGGAATTTGTGTCCCGACTTTTCAATTCCCGGGAGACGAAAGCTGATCGAAGTTTGGGCTTCAGATGCACCCTGGGCGAGACATCGTGGAAGTCAATACATTACTCAACGGCAGACGGCTTTTTCAAAGATGGGGTACGAGAGTCTTTTTCTTCCACTCTCAGTCGACGACCTTTGTTATTCGACTGGTCGTCGACCACAGATTCGTGAGCGAATCGCACAATTTATCAACAACGGACGAGTCGTGCAGTCAATTACACCCGTGACTGAAAAAGCGATGGTTCGACTGTACGGGTCACGAATTGCATCGAGAGTAGTCTACAATCTCGAAGTCGAAGATACCCACACCTATTTAGCAAACGGGATTGTCGTTCATAATTGCGATACAGCTTACGCACAAGAAGAGAAGGACGGAGTAGAGATGAGCCTCTCGCAGATTCTCCACGAGGTCCAGAAGTCCCCCTGCAAATGGATCTGCATAACAGGTGGCGAGCCCTACACGCAGAATCTTCAGCGTCTGGCAAATCTACTCAAGACATGGCAATACAACATTCAAGTCGAAACGAACGGGACGCTCTATCACTACGCACCCATCGATCATATTACGATCAGCCCGAAGCTCGCTGGCGGGAATATCGTGAAAGAACAGTTTCGAAAGATGTTCTACGCACAGACGTCACAACTTCGGTCACCCTACTCGGGCGATCTAGCTCTACCTCAACCGACTGTCGAGTTCAAATACGTCGCTGCTTGTGAGGCTGACATTCCTGTAGATCCTATCACGCCGGCATCTCTTCAACCGAAGTCGAACACCCCCGAAGCAACCCAGTTCTGTATTGATACTGTGAAGGGAGCCCCCCAGCAATGGAGACTGTCAATCCAACTGCACAAGCTGCTGCAAGTAAGATAGCGATCGCGAGATCCGTCGATCAAATTCTTGAAGCACTCGGGCTGCCTACAGACGACGAGAACTTTCGTGATACTCCGAATCGAGTCTCACGATACTTCCTCGAGCTGTGCGAAGCCCATCTCTATCCCGAACGAGTGAAGTCGATACTCAAAGTCGGGTTCCCGTCAGAGTATGATGGGATGATTGTCGTCCCTGATGTCTACGTGGTATCACTCTGCCCACATCATCTTCTCCCTGTCGAAGCACTGATCAGCTTCGCGTACATCCCAGGGGAGTTCGTTGTTGGCCTGTCGAAGATCCCACGCTTCCTACAATTTCTTGCACGACAGCCGATTCTCCAGGAAGACTTGACACAAAGAATCGTCTCGACTTTCGAAGAGTATGTCAAGCCGAAGGGCGTTGCTGTTATCGTCAATGGTTCGCACTCGTGTGTTCGAGTTCGAGGCATTCAATCGGACTCACCAACAATTACGAGCTCGCTGTCCGGTCCGTTCATGAAAGATCCTGCGACGAGAGCAGAATTCTTGTCGCTGACGAATGAATCCCACAACCATCGGACAGGCAGATAGTCTTGACAATTCAACTCTTCAATGAAGACTGCTTAATCGGTCTCGATCGACTTGACTCTCAATCAGTCGATCTCGTTGTAACATCCCCTCCCTACAATGTCGATCGTGGGAAGGGGTGGAATCCCGATCCGTCGAAAGAATACGACGTCTACAATGACTGTCGAACGTACGAGTAGAATGATTTCGGGAGTCTACATGATTCTGAATATCGAGACCGGGAAGAGATACGTAGGGTCTTCTGTCGATATTGAAAGTCGATTTTACGATCATCGAGTCGGGTTGAATGCTGGAGAGCATCACTCTCGACATCTTCAGTCTGCCTGGATGAAGTATGGAGAGTCTGCCTTCTGGCTTCTCCTTCTTGAGACTGTCAGAGAGTCGAAGGACCTTGTTCAACGTGAACAACACTATCTCGACTTGCTGAAAGCAGCAGATCCCGATTTCGGGTACAATATCTTATCACGAGCTTACTCAAGTCTTGGGTCGACTCACCCACATACTCCAGACTCTCGGGCGAAGATTTCAGCAGCGCAGACAGGGAAGAAACGAGGGCACTATACTCCCGAGCATTGTGCGAAAATTTCAGCAGCTTTGAAGGGGAGATTACCCAATCTCGATGCAATCGCTCGAGGTGCTGCAAAACGACTGGGACAGAAGAGGGGCCCCCATACGCTCGAGACGAAAGCAAAAATCTCAGTAGCACATCTCGGGAAGAACTTACCTCCATTCACCGAGGAACATAAAGCCAAGATCTCCGCAGCCAACCGAGGAAAAAGTCGAACACTCGAACAACGTGCAAAGTGCTCAGCATGGCAGACGGGTCGAACTTTATCTTCAGAGCATCGAAGAAATATATCCATTGCTCAAAAGGGCAAGCCTAAACCTCGAAAATCCCAAAAGACAGGAGATCAAAATGGACTTGACAAGAGACTTGACAATTCTAGGGCAGACTGTCGCAGAGCCGACAGGGAAGATCGAGTGCTTCGAGAATCCAAACTGTGATCGTGTCGTCTTCGAAACGGACGAAATCACGAGCGTATGCCCCCGGACAGGTCAACCGGACTTCCACTGTGCTCGAATTGAGTACGTTCCTGATAAGCTATGTATCGAATCGAAATCGTTGAAACTTGCATTCTGGCTCCTGAGAAACAGGGGGGCCTTTATCGAGCAGTTGTCAAGAGACATCTGTGACGATCTCTTCGAGGCGTGTCAACCGAAGTCGATGACAGTTACTCTGAAGATGAAGCCTCGTGGGGGAATCTCGATCGAGGCGTCTACAACACGAGTTCAGAAATGATCACGCATCTTCTCGCTCTCGACCCTGGTGGAACAACTGGCTATGCTTTCTTCAGTCGTCAACCCGATGGCAGATATCGACTGGAGGAGGCCGGTGACTTCCCTCTCTGGAAGGAGCTCCCTCAAGTTCTCGATTGGGTTGTACGAGAATCGAGGGCTTCAGATACGCTCGAGATTGATCCTGACGCGGAAGGGATAGTAGTCTTCGAGCAGATTCAAGCATCCCACCCAGCCTTCGACTCTATCGGGATTCAGGTGATTGGCGTGCTTCGATTTCTGTGTGAGCAAGAACGCATTCGAAACGTCGCTCAACACCCAGCCCTCATCACCGGGATCAAGAAGTGGGGGATATTGAATTTCGTGACTATTAAGAGCGAGCATGCTCGAGATGCCGTTCGTCATGGCGTTATGTATCTCGGAGTTTCGAATGTCGATCTCACACAGGGGACTTGATTTCAATCAAGAATCTCATTATATTATGTAGCATCATCCCCGGGAGGCTACAATGACGATCAAAGAGATTCACGTCAGTGACCGTTGGACCTTCAAGTTCTGTCGACGCATGTGGAAGTACCAATGCCTAGAACATCTCGTCCCTGCCACCGAGTCAAAGAACGCGATGTGGGCTGGCCGTGGTATTCACTACGGACTTGCGGAATTCTATCGCTCGAAGAAAGACCCCGTTGCCGGGTTCGAAGAATGGCTTCACAAGGTCATTCCAGATCCGGAGTGGCAGTCGATGTGGCAAGACGAACGAGATCAAGTCAAAACAACGCAGACTCTTATCCACGCCATGCTCCGGGGTTACGTCGATTATGCGACGCGTCAAGACGACTTCGAGATAGTTGCAGTTGAGGATCCGATTCGTATCAAGATCCCGGGGACGAGAATCTACCTGATCGGCACACTTGATCTACTTGTTAGACGTCAAGGGCAACTCTGGGTAATCGATCACAAATCTGTCGCCGCCTTCGCTGATTCTGAGTATCTCGACTTCGATGATCAGATGACTGCCTACCTCTGGCTCGTCTGGCAGAAGTACAAGGAGTTCCCTGCAGGAGCGATCTATAATCAACTCCGCAAGAAGATTCCAGCAGAACCTCTTCTTCTGAAAAGCGGTACGGCACTCTCGAAAGACAAGAGTATCGATACGACTCGACAAGTCTACCTCGATACACTTCTGAAGTACAGCTTCGACCCGATCGATTACGCGGATATTCTCACTCGACTCGAACAGAATGAATTCTACCGTCGAGAGTTCGCCGCAAGAAATCAGCACTCACTGGAGTTCTTCTCAAAGCAGCTCGCTGATGAAGCCAGAACGATGACGACAAAAGGCATCCCTCTCTACCCGACTCCCTCCCGAGATTGTACATGGGCCTGCCCGTACAAAGCTCTATCCCGAGCGGAGTCTGAGGGAGGAGATGTCGAAGCTCTCAAAGAGGCCCTATTCAAAGTGCAGAAAGAACGCTCACTCTAACCCCCAGGAGGGCAAGCCATGGCGCAACTACTGAAGATGCTAGTGTACTCGCCTGCAGGTCATGGGAAGACGGTTCTTCTCGGTTCTGCTGCAGGGGACGATCGTCTCTGTCCCATGCTGTTAATCGACTTCGAGGGAGGGATTGATTCAATTCTCTCGAAAGTCAGAGAAATCCAGCTGGATGAGATCGGGAAGATTGACCCGCAGATCGACAAGATTGACGTTGTTCGTGTCTATCACTGGACGGAGTTCGATCGCGCGTATGACTTGCTCTCAAAAAGTAAGACATACAAGACCGTCGCAATCGATTCCCTCTCGGAGTTGAACTACCTGAATCTGACGGAGATCACAGCACAAGCAATCAAAGCCGATTCACGTCACGATCCCGATAACCCGCAAAGGGAAGACTACGGTCGATCTTCGACACAGATGAGAAGGCTCATCCGTCAATTCCGAGACCTCCCTCTCCACTGCATTCTCACCTGCGGGGCCAAAGAAGAAGAGGATGCCAAGAGTCGGAAGTCTCAAGTTCGTCCGAACCTGACAGGCAAATTGACGAACGAAGTCCCGGGCCTCGTCTCGACTCTCGGGTATCTCGCCATCGTCGAAGACCAGCAGGGGCCCTATCGAGCTCTCATCTGCCAGCCGGACGAGAGATTCATGGCGAAAGATCGTTCTGAAGGCGGGAAACTCGGGACGATTGTTGCAGAACCGACTCTCCCGTATCTGTTGGATCTGCTAGAAGGGAAGGCAGTCATCGGGACGACCGAGGAAACCACAGCTTAACTACACCGCGGGCAAAGACCCGCAGAATGAGGAGGACGGCATGACGGTTCGCGTAAATTTCTCAGGAGTGCAAGACTTCACCCCGATCCCGGCTGGTGTCTACAAGGTCGTGGCTCTCGAGTTTCAAGAGAACCAGTCGGAGTCGAGCGAGTACCCGTACTACAAGACCACGTTGGAGATCAGCGAGGGCGATCACGCTGGTCGGAAGCTCTTCACGAACTTCTCACTGTCCCCGAAGGCTGCTTGGAAGCTCCGGGAGGCTCTGGTGGCGTTCGGAGAGTCGGAAGAGTCACTGAAGGGAGACTTCGATCTCGACATCTTTGCGTATCAGGGAGTCGAGTGCAAGGCCGCGGTTACGCAGGAAGCGTACCAGGGCAATATGCAGAATCGTGTCACGTCACTTGCTCCGATCAATGCCGTCCCGAAAGCGGCGAAGACAGCCTCAGCGGCAACTGCAGGGTCCGTGGGAACCGCGAAGCCTGCAACGACAGCCCCGGGATCCCGTCGGGGTCCGACGATTCGGTAGTTCTCTTGCGACTGGTCACTAGTCGCGAGGCGAGGGGACGTAAACTACTCCTCGTCGAGCCGAGTGGTAGTGACAATGCCTGGGGGGCCACTCGGCTCACACATTAATTTCGATATACTCTCGTCTTCGACTGGAGGGGATCTCCAATGACATCGAAAGGGACTCGACAGAAATCTCTCGATCAGATCTTCAGACTCGGTATGAATGAAGTTCAGACAACAGCCGATCGGATCTTCAAACGAAATGATCGGTACAACAAAGGTCAGCCTCTCTATGACATGTTTCTCCACAAGACCCAGGACATTACGTACGAGATCTACAAGAAAATCCGTCGTGCGGATTCCCTGATTCGATCTGGCAAAGTTCTCGAAGCTCTTGACTCCTTCGTTGACATCATCAACTATTCGAAAATGGGCGGGTCATTCTGCCTTTTGGAGGCCGTCAAACATGAAGAGAGTCGACAACAGAAACGAACCGTCTCAATAGAGACGCGTCAGAAGATCTCGAAGGCCCTCAAGGGTCGACGAAAGGAGAAGACAACTGCATGAAGACAGCTATTATCACACCAACTCCTCTTCTGACTAAGTATGGTGATGGCGGGGATGGTTATCATCTCATCTTGTCACACCTGGTTCATGAAAGCCCTGAGTACACGAAGTACTATAGCGATCGAGCCCGAGAAGGTCATTGGGTCATTCTCGACAATTCAGCTCACGAATTCGGTGCGGGCGAGACTGCAGAACGGCTGCTGAAGGCCATCGAGATCATCAACCCGTCAGAAATCGTCCTCCCAGATCGTCTCTTCTTCGGTGGGGATACCGTCGATGATTCTCGGGAAGCAGCCTCAAGAATTCTTCACGACTTCCCGGATCTCAAATTGATGGGATGCCCGCAAGGACGAACTCTGAGCGAGTGGCTTGAGTGTCTTTTCGGGCTTCTTAAGATCGGGATCTACTCGATTGGGATCTCGAAGGACTACGAGACGTGGCGAGGGGGAATCCCTCAGTTGGTGTCGTTAGTCTCAAATATCGTTCCCAACCACCCGATCCATCTACTCGGCTGGGGACGTCAATGGGAAGATCTCAAGAGACTCGCCAAGATGTCGATTCGAGGGATCGATTCTGCGAAGCCTCTCGTCTACGCTGTTGCAGGGATCTCTCTTGCTGATGTTCAGTCGACCCCGACGTATCCGCGTCGTCCCCGAAACTTCTTCGATCTGACGGAGATAGATCATGACATTGCACTCAAAAACATCGCCCTCTTCAGGAAGTGGGCAGGAGCCGATCCAATCCCCGTCGTGTGAAACTTGCTCCCTGAAGGGTCGGACTCGCGTCCCTGGGTGGGGGGATTCAAACGGGATTGTCGTAGTTGGAGAGGCTCCTGGTAGACTCGAAGCTCTTCAACTTCTCCCATTCGTAGGGACGTCAGGGAAACTGTTGAAGACGACGCTTGAGCAAATCTTCCCTGACAAGCCACTCTACATCACGAACGCTTGTCTCTGTCACCCTGAGGGGAATCGAACTCCGGAGACGACAGAGATTGATGCGTGTCGAGCCCGATTGATCGAAGAAGTTAAGTCAAAGTCACCTCAGTTCGTAATTGCTGTTGGGAATACAGCAATTCAAGGTCTCTTCCCGGGAGCGAAAGGGATTACACAGATTCGAGGCAAACACTTCTGGCACGAGGATCTCGGTGTCTGGGTCTTCCCGACATTCCACCCTGCAGCACTTCTTCGAACTCCCGACTTCTTCAGGGACTTCGTAAGTGATCTTGAACGTGCTCGACAAACATTTGCTCGTGGGATGATCGAAGTACACGAGCCATTCAACTTCAAGATCTGTAAAACAGGTCGGGATCTTCTTCTCTGGAATCAAGAAGTCTTGAGAACGAAGCCTCCCTACATGTGCTGTGATATTGAGACGACAGGTCTTGATCCTCAGCAGAACGAGATTGTCTCAATCGGTCTGTCGATGTCAACGCACCAAATTCTAATCGTCCCAGGAGACCTCCTTCGTCGAGACAAGTTTGCTCGACAGCATCTTGAAGTTCTATTGACGAATCAGCTAATCTCGTGGGACTTCTTCTGGGCAGGACAGAACGCAAATCAGTTCGACGTAAAGTTTATTCGACATCGTCTTGGGATCGATTGGCGACCGACTTTTGATACAATGCTTGCTCACTACTCACTCGATGAACGACAGACTGGACACGGCTTGAAAGCTCTCGCACAGCGATACTTCAATGTCGATGATTGGTCAATCAAGTTTGACCCGGAGACGTCTTTCGAGGATCTCGCTCTCTATAATGCTCTCGATTGTTACTACACGCATCAGCTCGTCCCAATTCTTCGAGAAGAGATGAAGCAGGACGGGGTCGAACGAGTGCATGATGAAATTCTCGTTCCGGCAGCTTGGGCGTTGGGGGTTGTCGAAGAGATCGGGATTCTCATCGATACAGAGTATCTTCAGATACTCAAGTCTGACTACGAGACTCTGATTGCGACAAGTCTCGCTGAGATTCAAACTGAAGCTGAGAAGTTCGGGATGAAGAAATTCAACCCGAACTCGCCGAAGCAGGTGGGGGAGCTGATCTACGGGAAGATGGGACGAACACCCCCGAAATTCTCGGATACAGCAACGTCGAAGATGAATCTCGAAGCTCTCGATCTCCCGATTGCAACGATGATTATCAAGTACCGTCTCAACACGAAGCTTCTCTCGACCTACGTGATGGGGTT